CACCAGATTGTCCTCCGCCACCAATAATTCTAACAATAGAAGATGTATAACCAATACCTGGATTTGTCACTGTAATTGATTCAATTTTTCCATTAACGATAGACGCTTCTGCTTTCGCACCAGAGCCATCTCCAATAATTTCTATGCTTGGTGTAGTTGTATAATTAAAACCTGGATTTGTCACAGTGATTGATTGAATGCCTGTGAATGAAGATGGTACTTCTTCAAAGTAACACTGTCTTGACACACCCTCTTCATCAACCATTGTAAAGTCTGGTGTTGTATAGAAATTATCTAGTGTAGTACCTCTCTTTAGTTCAATACCATAATCTAATGTATAAGTATTTGATACTGTTAAATCTGGTCTGAATTTTTTACCGATCATTATTTCAAGTTCATTTCCAATAATACTCTTATTCAATTTTGATAAACCAGATTCCAAACCAGAGTAATCAAAATGAGAGTTATATTGATTCAATGTTCTATCTGACCATGAGATAATATATTGTCTAATAACTTCTTTGAGATCCTCAACAGTTAAAGTTGTTTTTGCTAAATCTAAAAGCAGTTCTACATCAAGTTTAACATAAACATACTCAGCATCAACAAACTCTGGTATAATAGTCATAACACTGATTGGGCGTATAATTTTATTCACAACATAATCTTTTTCAGTGTCAGTAATCTCAAAACCAAGTTTAGGTTTAGCGGAAATAAATACCTTACCAAATATAGGAGGTACATTATCTTCACCACCCCAAACATTAACAGAATCAAAATGTGGATATTTTTGATTTATAAGTTTTATGTAATCGTTCTTGGTAACAGCTCTGTTTTGAGAGATAAGCTGCAACGGCGCATTAAATTTTATCGAATCAACAGATTCGCGCTCGGCACCGCCAGCTGCGCTCTGCTTAACATTTATGCTGAAATTTGTATAACTTGAAAGTGTAGCAGATGCTTTAAAAGAATCAGCACCGTTTGCATCAGCACCACCTGTTGCTAGATAAGTAACAGTGACTATATTACCATCCCTAATAGATTTACCAAGAACATTATCACCAAAATAAATTTGATAATTACCGTTTGTACCTTCTTGTAAGAAGTATACCTGAGATTCAGAATCAACATTGTGAACTTGTTGCACAGGTAAAAATATATCTGAATTAGTATTTGATGAAGACTCTTGAACAGTAACTGTCAAGGTTGTTGTATCGATTTCGCTATCAGGTATATCAAATATACGATTTGGATTTGATAACCTGTTATAGGTTTGTGAGTATGACATCATTCTTCCTTCATATATAGGAAGATTCATGAATACAAAATTATTTGCAGTTTTTTCAACAGTTGTATTTTCAACAGTTACAAATCCATACGCTTTACCGTCAACAAGATTTGACATAAATTTATAACCCCTAGGTATCGTTAAAACTTCGGGTGTATTTGAATTTGTCATGACAGTAAAATTAATCACAGCACGAGGCGCTGCTTTCGATCTTGGAATATAACCATATGTTTTTGCATGAGATACAACTGAATTTCTTAATGCCGCTGTGCTTAAAAAGGATTCATTAGCAACCATATTTAAGTAATAAGCATTATAGTGTGTATTATATGCCAAAACATCTAATAGAATATTTAAACCAGATCCTTCAAAATCATAATCTTGAAATTCTGATTGTTGTGACAAAAACTCTTTGAGATTGTTTTTGATAGAATCAAAATCCAACTCTGTAACATTTAGACGGGATGTCATTTATCTATCTCTCGAAAGAAAAAACTGTATTGTAATCGGTGTTGAAAGACTTTTCATTGTGAATATTATAGAAACAGCGAATGCGTTATTGTCCAAATCAGGTAGCACAGAAACAGATGTTACAGAAACTCGTGGTTCATAATTATCTATTGTCTGTTCTATTTCTCTTTTTAAAGCAATAGCAGTCACTTGATCCATATTTTCAAATAGCAGTCTGTTTATATTTGATCCAAGCTCTGGATTAAATAATCTCTCATAATGATTTGTCATTATCAGATTCTTAATAGACTGAATCACAGACCTTTCATCTGTGACTTTATTTACATCTTTGCGAACTGGATGCTTTGTGAAATTCAAATCCAGGTCACTATATCTTTTTAAGGTTTTAGTTATAATTGTAGGCATCTTCTATTTATCAATCTCCAACAAATACATTTGAAGAGCCACCTGCTGTTGCTGGTGCGCAATGTGGTCCCCCAGGAATTGGGCATAAACTATCTGGTGCAGCATTGTCTGGGCTGTTATTAACAACCATTTTACCATTTATGTAAACATTTTTACATGCAGCACTAAGATTACCTCCGCCATCGGTATTGGGATCACCATCAACAGAAACTAACAACCCGTTAGCATATACAGATGATTGCCCAACAACAACTGTTGCTGCACCACATATTCTACTATCTGTATTTCTATGTATAGAAGGCATATTACGGATTCAAATCTATCTTCGGTGCAGTCAAAGTCATAGTACCACCTGACTGGATATCGCAAGTACCGTCTATATCGGCATTGAAGTTTCCTCCAACACTTAGATCGACATCACCATCAACTTTCAAGAAAGCATCCTCTTGAACATATATTTCAGAACTGCCTTGCACTGTAATATTACATTTACCCATAATATAAACATTGTCATCTTTCATGACAATAGTATAGTTATCTTTAGTAATCTTTTCTACTTTATCACCCTCAGGATACCACTCTTGAAATGAACCATTTCTATGTGCAATATGAATTCGTTCAGCACCAGGAGTATCATCGTATTCAACAATGTGCCCAGATTCAGTCTCCATAACATTATTGTAAGGATATACTGCATCATACTCTGTTTCTGGTTCATCCCATTTTCCATTAACAGTTTCAACATTAACAATTCTTTCCCTTAGTCGCTCATCAATGAATGTTTCTTCTATGTTTTCATTTCTAGCTAGGCGAGATGTTGTTGGTTCATCAAATATGTTAGGGTATCTTGTTGCTTTATCTGCATCAACAAGAGTAATGCCAATACCAGAAATATCATATTCTTTATCTTCTATTTTTCTTGGAGCCAAACTCAATTGTTCATCACTTCTATGATCACGGAACCCATCTTGTTCCCCTTTATTTTCTTCAAGAGGTATTGTTGGCATTAAACCCATCATAACAGGGATCTTGGCATTTTCACCATCCATGAAAAAGCCCATGACGCGATCACCCTCTTTTACTGTATATACAGATGTGTTATTAATTGGCAACATAGCAGATGCCCATGGAAGATCCTTTGTAGGTAGAAGAACCATATTTTCAGAGTGTCTTCCGAAAATTCTTACTTTACATCTTCCGAGTTTTAAAGGATCGTCTCTGTCTTCAACTACACCAACCCACCAAACAAACCCGTTTGATCCTAAAATACTGTTACTCATTATGGGTCAGTCTCCCTCAATTGTTCATCAGTAGATGCATATAAAACAGCATCTTCATGAATAGAATTAGTAACAACTTCAAATATTGTTTCATGCTTTGAATATGTAATAACATGTCTGACAGCAGAAATCAAATATTTTCCGCTATATTGCTTATCTATGTTATCTGCTAAATTCTTTGTTTTCTCTGAAAAGTACGGTACTTCAACATCTATCATAAAACCTGATGTTATATTAAAATTACCAGGCAACACTAACTTGAGACACTTCGAATCTAAATGATCGAATACTTGTTTTCTAACAATGTGAATTTTTTCTTCAGGCTCTATTTTTTGTATAAATGCTGGATCATGTGTTTTAACATATTCACTTTTAGAAGATGCTACAAAGGATGAGTATGCAACTATTCGCGAACCAGTTGCATCAAAGTTTGTACCACCACCGATATTTTCAATCTTTGGCAGATTAGCAGGAGTATCACCGATTGTTTTCGACAAATATTGTTGTGGTCCGGAACTAGATGATGTTATAGTACCTGTTATAGGATCAAAAGTTTGAATTGTCGCAGCATAGTGACCTTCTTTGATACCCTGTAAATAATTATAGTTTTGAAGTACCTTTAAGTAACGAGCACTCCACATGTCAGATATTAGACCACCATCTTCTTTTCGAACAACATTTTTGGGGCTATATGTTATTTTACCTAAAGAGTTACCCGTAATCAGTTCATTCAATGAAACAAAATTATAACCAGCTAAATTTTCAAAGAATAGAAATGTTGGTTTTTCATCAAAATAATCTAGTGCATATCTTGAGCAATACTGCACAGCTTCAATTGGTTTCAGATTAGGTATAACAATAGTTCTAACACCTAAAGATGGTGTGAAACTTAGCATTCTCTTAGGATTAACTCCAATGTTATTAATCAAAATGCTAAATGCAAGATCAGAATATGTGCCATTATAAGAAAAGCTGAGAGAAGATAAACTTGAAGTTATCAATTCCTCGGAAACAAAATATAATTTGTATCTCTCTGAAGTGGAATTTACAATGTCTTTATCAGCTTGCTTGTATATTCTGAATGATCTTGCCATGTAAACAAAATCTGGGTCATCTTTTGATTTAGATATTCTTATGTTAAGTTTTTCTGAACCATCAAATGCAAGTTTGGATGATAAACCAACAGCGTCATAGAGTACAACATAACCATCAATGCATGGTTTATAAATGCTATCAAATACATTCAGTTCTTCGAATAATGCAGAAACATCCGTTTTACCAGCTTTTGTGGTAATAGACATTTCATGAATGTGAAAAGCAAGTGTGCTGTTTACTTCTGCCATTACTTCACCAAGTTTTTAAACTCTTTATAGACAATATCAACAAACTCTGGTTTAAGTATCATTATACTTCGTTTAGATTCATTCAAATCATTCTCATACTCAAAATATGTCTTTGCATATTTGGATGTTGTTACATGTAATGTATCACCGCTTTGAAGTGAAATCGTTTCTTGTGATGGTGCTGTATTCGCATAGGTATTATAGTCAACAATAAATTCGTCAGAGTAATTATAAGTTGTATTGTTAACAACGGTATCTTCTTTTACATAATATTCTTTATTATGACTCATAGACCATGATAATCCAGACATACTCGTATTTGCTTTATCAGAATATTTACTTGTTGAATATTTTTTTTCAATAAAATTACCCAATGTTCTTTGTTCTAAGGGCCAATCATGTTGAGGGTCCTGAATATTGTTAAACATTAACAATACCCAATGCTTATCTGTCGAACCATACAGTTTATAAGCCAATATTTCTGGCGTATCACCATCTTCTATATTGTAATAATAATACAGAGCAGTGTTGTCAGCATATTCGCTCATAAAACTAATCTTTGTTGTAAGATTAGTTAGCACATCTAATGATGTACTATCATCATCTCTGCTATATACAATTTTATTAAAGTGTTTAAAATAGTTTGCCATTATTAGTCGCTATGTTTTGAATTCAAATTATTCATCATACCTCTGTAATTAAGTTTAGTCATCATCTCTGTTTCTTGGAAGTTTAAAGTCAGTCTAACACCAACTGGCATACCAGAACCACCAACTTTAGGTGTTAAATCTGTTCCAACTTCGTAAGAATGCCAATGCCCATCTGGTGCATAATCAATATTCATACTAGTAAGTACACAAGTCGATATTCGAGGAATATTTGGATTTTCTTGCCCATTGTAGTAAAACTGAATGTCAAACTCTGAAGGCGGCACCATAAAGTATCCACCAAGCCCAGCAAGACTACCATCACTTTGTTTCGCTGCCCCAACAATCTCAGGTGCCTGATGAAACATTAAGGCAGTTAGTATCTTTTGAACTTCTTTAGCTTCTTTTTGACTTCTTGGATACAGTTCAAATGAAAAGTTAAATCTTCTCAAATCAGGAGATTGATACAGAACTTCTATTTGAGGGTTCGTTGTGAAACCAGTTGCACCAGTGAATGCAACCCTAGCTAAATCATTATTTAATTTGTCAGCACCTTGAGCCAAAAGAAATGGTGACATATTTGCAATTGCATCTTCTTGTTTACCACTACCACCAGCACTTAGTGCGCCAACACCAGCAGCAAGCGCACTACCACCAATACTCGGTGAGGCATAGGCTTGACCAAGATCGAATGCAACAGTATTGGGCATGTAAAGAACAATACTATCAGATGTTCTAACAGTTGTTCTTAAAAATGACTCTGATTTTAAGTTATCTAAGTATTGAATAGCTTGGTTTTCAATTCCAGGAACCTGACTTTTTAATCCAGTGATATCAAGTAAAGCTTTACCAATACCTTGAACATTTTTATAAATGTCTTTTATAATTGGAGCACCTGATGCTAAAGCATCTGCTTTTTCACCAAGAGTTTGTGCATATTGCATACCAGAAGTTGCCAATGTTGGCACTGAAGACAATGATCCCCCCATTAATGTGGCAGCTTGTTGTTTATTTTGTTGCACACTCGATAAACCACCAACAATAACACCACGAGAACTTGCACTGAATTG